GCACCGTTGTCGTTACCTAGCAGTACGTTATTACCTGCAGCTTCTTGTATCTTTCCGTATGTAACTGAGTTATCAGGTAACGCACCAACAGCAACATTACCTACAACACCATCTACATAGTTCTTGGTAGCAGCGTCTTGGTCGGCTGTCGGATCACTAACGTTAATGATCTTTTTATTTAACGCATCAAACTGCCCATCAGAACCTGCTTTAACTCGCAGTGATATATCGTTTTGTTCAGCACTCTCTTCAGCAAGATAACGATTGTGTAGGTACGCTCTGTCTAGCTCCGATTCCGTTAATACTGAACCATTTACGAAGTCTACAAGGTCATCAGCGGGTGCGGATATACGACGTACTCGGACGATCTCTCCACCTGTTAACGGTGTTGTGGGATTACTAAGAACTATCTTTTTAGTAGAAGTTAAATCAATAGTAAAGTTAGTGGTAAGTGCTTGCTCTACTCCGTCAACAAACACCTTAACGTGTTCGTCTTCAAGGTAATCAAAAGTAAAAGCAAAGTCCGTCTGTCCGGCTGTCGCTGTATAATCTTGGAAAGTGTTAGCCATGATGTTAAGTGTATATTATTAATTATTGATTGAGAAGAGCAAGTACATCTTCACGGGATACGCCACTTCGTACGCTTCCTTCTACTTGTTCTTTCATTTGTAGTATCTCTGGAAACTCTCTAAGTATTTGATTTTCAGCTGCTTTTTTATATCTGCTCAATATTCTAGTGATATATTTAACACGCTCACTAGGTAATCCTACGAATGATGTCGGGTCTAACGAACGGTATCTTTTATCGTTTATTAGTTTGGTAAGAGCTTGTCTTTGAGTCATACCATTTAACACCACTTTAGATTGTAAATCTAACATTCTATCATACGCACTCCTACCGTTAGCTCCTATAAAATCTGTGAGTTCAATAACACCTGCTATCTTAGTGCTAGGAGGAGAGAAACCGTGTGCTACATTAGCTAGTTCTTTTGCAACTTTATCGTCTTTATCAAAACCCCAAGCTAACGGATTAAGTGGGTTAAGTACACCAGCTGCACCTTCAAACTGCTGAATTATTACAGGTTCTCCTAGAGGATTCCTTTTTAAATCCACATCCATTCCGGGGATACGTTTAAGTACAACATCAGCAAATCCACGAGCTTCCTTCATGTGTTGATCTCCTGTTATGGAAGCTCCTTGAGGTATAATGTTAGGAATAAAACCTCCAGCTACACCTCCTAATACTTTACCGGGCGTACCTTCACCAGCTAACATCTTAAGTATTTTATTAACACCTGCTAGATACGATTTATCAGTTACATTCCTAACACCTAGCTCAAAAGTTACAGCCATTAATTTATCTAAGTCATCACTGTTTGCTGCTGATATTTTATTATCTTCAGATAAATCTTTGTAGTCAGCGTATATACCTATGACTGTAGCAAGCGGGTCTAACCTTTGGTAACTAACCCAAGTGTCTCCAAATTTTATACTGTAAGGAAGTTTTCCGGATGCTAACCAAGCTTGTTTTTGTTTGTAATCGGAAGGACCGCCACCAGTGATGTTGTCTGCAAAGTTGTGAATAGCGTAGAATAACGAAGCATTTAATGCTGTACCCATAGCCACTTTACCCCGTGCCTCTGCCCTAGCTATCCTATCTGGACTACCATCAGGCTTCCTTGCGTTCAACTGTTCTAATATAGTTTTTCTATATTCCTCTGAACCTTTCAGTCCATCACGCAGTGCGTCTATTCTCTGCCTATATTCAGGCTCTAACTTAGCCCAAGCATCTGAAGCTCTAGCTCTATCTATAACAGCCCTAGCTGGTGCTGATATTCTGTCGTAAGAGAATTTTAATATGTTAGTAGGAGTACGCACAAACGGTGCAATTAAGAATCCACCCGGCATAGCAGTTACTAGGTTTTGAACTTTTTGACCTACATCTCCTAGCTGTCCCGAAAAAGTTACCTCTTCAGCAGATTTTATGTTAGGATCGATCCAATTCTTAGTTAACTCTTTTAAGGCCGCGTCGTCGTCTAAACTTCCTTCAATTAAACCTGCTTCTCTAGCTTTATTTAATTTGTTTGTTTTTTCCGTTCTTACATAGTCAGCTATAGCTTTTTGCCGCTCTGCTGGTGTTTCAAACTTTTGATCTTTGAATACTTCTTGTGCTTCTTTAAATAACGCACCTTCTGAAAAGTTTCGATTTGATCTAGTTACTAAAGCTTCAAATGTATCGTGTACATATTCTGCTACTTTCTCTGGATCTCTGATTCCTAAGTCGTATGCTTTAAGTTTTAACTCAGATAACGCCCGACCTTTGTATTGTACGAATTTATAAAATTGATCTACCGATGTGTTGAATCTATTAGGGAAGCGAATAATATTACCGAACATATCGATAGCCTCTTTCATGCCATCGCTTATCTCTACATTTCTAAGCACCTTCTGTACGTTATCTCCTGTTATAGAACCGATGCTTGATTTAGAATTTTCTACGAAAGCAGAACCAGCGTCTCCAATAAATTGGTCGCCAGTTTCCCAAGCGTTTAACAGAAACTTCCAAGCGTCCATAAAGCTCGCAGTCTCACCCCATTGATTCGCAACTGCTCGTCTAGTAGCCTCGTCCGCACCTACCCAGCCACCTATACTTCTTTCAAAGTTCTTCCATACATTAGATAAACCAGTTCCTAAAGCATTGATTGTAAGAGTTCTCGGTCCCCACATTAGTGAGTTCTTATAGTACTCTTGTACCATATCCATCATCTTACCGCCGTGTCCCCCTCTGATCTGTTTATTAACACCAATCAATGTATTAAACAAATCTCCTCCTCCGTTCTTTTCTGCAATCAAGATGCCTTCAACCAACTGGTCCATAGTCATCCCTCCTTTTTTATTTAAGAACTCTTCACGTACTTGTTTATTGCGTAATTCATCGGTGGATAAACTCATCTGAGTACGCATCTGTCTACTCTTCAAGCCACGACCAAAACCGCTAGCTAAACTCGAATGCCCTGCTTGTATGTGTAACTGCTGTTCAACAAGTCCCTTTAACCTGCCTTCCATCATTTGCAGTTCATCCTCGGTCATTTTAGATTTAGATTCTTTGAACTGTTTAGCTACGTTTATTATTTCTTGCCCGTTAGCTTCCATCAGCTCTTGCATAGCAGCCATTCTACTCATTACTCTATTAAGAGTTACGGTATCTTTAGCCGCTTGCTCTACAAACTGATCTAACACTGTTCCATCAGCTCCTACAAGATCAGCAAACTCAGCTAAACCTCCTTCTTCAAGGCTCTCCTTAGTAAGCGTTTTTATTGCTGTGCCCTCTTCTAGTAACTTATCAGCTACAGCATCTTGTAAAGCAGCTAACTCACCAGTGGTCATGCCATCTGTTAATTTAACTAAATCCTTAACGACACCTTTTACAGCAGCTTTACCGCCAATGCGTACGCCTTTAGCTGTCGCTTGCTCTAAGAAACTATCTACGGTTTTATTGAACTCAGGCATGTCTGAGAACCTACGGAGGAATAAATTGTTATCTCCTAATGCTCCGTATCTTTGTTTTGTAACATTACGTTGAGACAGGAAATCATTAAATATTTTTCTTTGTTGGCTAACCCCAAACTTAGATTGTATAGAAGCGAACAAATCTTTAAGTATAATCGCTATGTCCCTAGCAATACCTCTAAATGTTCTATCAGCTCCTCTATCAAACTCACCTTTAGCTGAACGTGTTAAAAACTCATCAGTCATTAACTCAGCAAAGTATTCGTCTATATCTCTAAATCTATAGTTATGTTCAGAGAAACCTTCATCCATTAAAAACGAACGCAATTCTTCAGGCATCTCTTTAAAACTTAAAGTCGATGTATCAAAAGCATCATCTAAGTTTTTAATTTCTACTCCGAAGCTTTTAATATATTTATTACGCTCTCTATTAAACTCTTTAGTAAGTCTATCTAAATCACCTTCTGGTAAGTACCTACTTAGACTGTGCCATAACTCGTGTATAGCGGTACGCTTTAAACCTCCGCTTTCCACTACGTCTCTTCGTAACTGTACTACATTCGTAGCCCACTGATAACGTCCTTGTGGTTTAAGTCGAGTCGTTACAGATATACCCACATCCGAAAACATACGCTTTCCTAATACATCTATAAACTTTTCAACTTCTTCAGCACCAGCAATATCATCTCCAAGAGCAAATTTCTTAACCAGTCTGTCTTTTAATACTTTAGCTCCTTTCGGCTGGAATGTTTCTAACCCCTCGTCTGGGTATGTCCTGAACGGTCGCGGTTTAACTCTACCCAAATCGTCGTCTACTAATGCAATAGCTTCTTCAAAGTTATCTACTAAATCAGGATTTGATCTTAACTTAGCCCTTAAATCTGGCATCTCTGAGAAAGCTTTACCTTCAAAAGCTGCGTTCTCAAATTTAGTTATAGCTGATTTTAAAGCTGGTGTAATCTCAAAGTCATCGTAGACATGAGGGTTTGTTATTATTTCATTAACAGCTTGAGATGGATAATCGAAACCCAGCCAGTCTTCTTTTTCTAATGCTCGTAAGAAGTTGCGGTATGGTTTAGGAAAGTCATCAATAGCTCCCGATACAACATCAGATGCAGCATCTTCCGGTAAGTGATAATCCCACTCGTCTATAACACTCTCCCTGAACTCCTCAACATACTTAGGACCGTTTTGATTAAAGTCTGGTAAGTCTGAGTAAGCAGCAACTTCATCTTGATAATCAAATGTAGCAGATACTACTGCATCTTCTTTGTTAGCACCTTTATCAAGTTCCTTAACATATCTCTTACTTGCTTTTAATCCTGAAGAAAACAATTTAAATAACGTACCAACACCAGCGTCTATCATCGCACCTTCTAGTACAT